TTATGCCCGAGACTATTGATACCCTTATTGTAAAGGATAATTCAAGTATAGATAACCCTACCTTCGAGATACCAGGGACCCCACCTAGCGCAGCCGAAGCCCCATTGGTTGAGACTACGCTTATCGAGGTTGAAGCGGTCAGAGAGTGCACTGATAACCTATGTCCAGTCAACATAGAGCATAACGGGCCCAGACTATTCAGCTCAGCTGCCGTAGGAGACGCCAGTATAGAGCTATTAAAGGGTAAACTAAGAGTACCGCAGGCCAAGATAGGCACCTGGAAGCACAACACCTACGGTGAGGTAACCTTCACCATGGAGAAATTCACAGAGGCCATCACTAACTTCGAAAATGATGTACTAGGCTTTGAGCCATACCTTACATTCGGCCACCCTATTGAGAGCTCCGACGTTAATAGCTACGATGAATTCATAGAGACTGCAGAAGCACTTGATGGTCAGCGTAAGCGTGGGGACCTCGAGCAGTTACGCATTGAGGGCGACATGCTGGTGGGATATTACACACCTAAGGCAGAAGCCTATGATGCGGTTAGCAGGGGAGAGTACGAATACAGCTCAGGCGAATTCCTGACTAACTTCACTGATAAGAAAACAGGAGTTAATCGAGGAACTGTATTAGTTAGAACTGCATTAACTAATGCTCCATTCATTCCTCATAGAGAGAAGGTAGTGGCGCTCAGCCAGAGCCCACAAACAATAGCCGAGGCGGTGTTTAAATTAAGCGCAGTTATACCTCAACAAACAATTCCTAATCAAACAACTATGTCGAATGAGATTATTATGGAAACTACTGAGACTCCAGAGACCGAGCCCGTCCCGGCAACGGAGCCCTCACTAGTAGCGGCTAAAGATGCCCTTGAGAGTATGCGCCTTAGTCTAGAGGCGGTATACGAAGAGAAGCTAGCAGCTATGACTAAGGCCCAATCTGATGTAATAGCTACCCTCACTAGACAGTTAGAGAGTATCGAGGAGAAGCTATTGATGACCCAATCTGTAGCTCAGGCCTATTCTACTGAAGTGAGTGTTAGAGAGAAGGCCAGGCGTGCTAAGCGCTTAGAAAGCAAAGGCGTACCCCCTGCGTTAATTGAGCGTTTTAGTTTATTAGCCGATGCACTCCAAAGTGGTTCTCGTGTTATCAAGCTTTCTACAGAGGCTGGCGGCGAGCGCGATGTAACCAATGAATTAGAGGAGCTATTAGATATTGCTGTTAACAGTCAGCCTGTAGTAGTGCAACAGTATGGCCAGAGCGCAGCCACCCGCCCATCTGGTTTAGAAGCCCAGCTCCGCGAGCTAGCCCAGAAGAACTGGGATTCAGCTAAGAAATCCAAGGTCTAGTCCTAATTTACTAACTTCTCACTAATATGTCAGATATTCCGAGCCCCAACCTTCAAGCGCTTATCAGCAGCCCCTACTTAGTAGACAACACTACGTTCCCTCGGGAGCCTGTATACACTGAGTTAGCCCGCTCTATTCTCGCTAAGTTACCTGCAACCCCTCTCAGCGCTGTATTCCCCGATGAGACTATTGCTGAGCGCATTGTCATTGCTGAGCACGTCATCGAAGGCGTCAATACTATTTTCCCTGTGGTTGAATGGGGTGCACCTGACCTATTCGTTGATGACGATGGTTATACAGTGTACCGCCAATCCTACCAACCCCTCCCTATCCGTCAATCGATGTACATGAGTTATGCCCAACTCAATAACACTGTGAGAGAGGGCACTAATAATGAGCGCGCTACTGCTGCTGAACAGATTGAGAAGAAACTCACCCGTCAAATGCAGAAGCATCAGTTAACCTGGAACGTGTTCCAGGCTGCTATGATGCTCGGCGGCATCAACTACACTGATCCTCGTTCTGGAGTTCGTGTTAAGGCCCCCGCGTACATCCCCGCGCGTAACTTCTTTAACTTCAACACTACCCAAGGTTACCGTGGCCGTAATGAGGCCCGTTTATTCCGTAACCTTATTGATTTAAACGCAGGAGGTACTCCCAGTTCAGGCGTCCCTATCACTGATCCTCAGTTTGC